ACCTAGACGCATAGTCTCTGCAGCACGACGAGCAGCTTCCATGATACCGTCCATACTGTCTTCGATAGTCATAGACACAAAGCAGTTGTATGGTGTTACACGACGAGGCGCACCCATAGCAGACTGCACACGTCCTGCAGGTAGGAAGCGTTGGTTGTAGAGAATGTTACGGAAGTTATTGAAGTGTCCTTCGTCATCCTTCAATGCTTCAGCTACTCGTGTCATAGCCTCACGAAATGTTTCCCCTTTGCTACGATACTTCATAGCATGAATCTCTTCACTGATGGATAGTGTTGGTCCGTATTCTTCAGTCATCTTTACCTCGTCCTCGCATTGTCTTGTCTTCACCTAACCACACAAGACGATCAATGTCTGCACGGCTAATACCTATATCATTTAATTCTTTATCAGTCAGTGCATTAAGCTGCTTGATTGTATTGCGATGTTCTCGCCATGTAGCTAGGTAGTTTAAAAACCGCCAGAACCACGTCATTCCTGTTTTCTTTTTACTCATTATCGTTTGTCCCCACTCCCTTGTATGACACCACGTTTCTTACGATCATGTAATTTTTCTAGGTTAGCTGTAGCTAGGTCTGACATGTCCACGTTCAAGTCACGACACAATGCTGCAATGTACCAGAGGCAATCACCTACCTCGTCTGCAATAGCCTGACGATTGAATGTACCGTCACGCATAATCTTCTTTACTTTATTTGCTACCTCACCTGCTTCTGCTGCAAGACCAAGGGCAGGGTAGATCACTGCATGTTCTTGTTTGTAGACTGCAGTCTTAGCAGCTTGCTTCTGGTAGTAGTTCATAGTGATGTCTACATCCTCGTTATAGTATTCGAATGCTTCTATGTCACTCTCATTGATCATACTCTTCGTCCTCTTCTAACACATCAATAGGCATATCGTTGTAGAAATAATCTGACAAGTCTATGTCACCACGTTCAACTAACATTTCAAGGACTACATTCTCAGTGATGTCATTCATCTCTAAGAGTTTAGTGAGTCCATAACTATCAACTAACAATTCAAGTTGTCCTCTGTAATCAAACATCATCCGCTCCCATACTGCCGTTTGATGGTTTCGAGTGATACAAACTCAGGCTCGTAGACACCGTTCTCTAACTCACGTTTAACTACAACACCTTTCCACCACTCATTATTAGATTGTCCTGCCCACGTTTCCTCGCTTCCCTTGAAGCATCCCGCAACAAGCCCGATAATCGAAGAAGGATGTGCAGTATCTTTAAAATAAATACTACGTTTGTGACTGTGACCACAAGTAGAACTATGGTTCCTGTTTTGTAGTAGGGTGTAAGCATGATGAACACCAGAGACAGGTGTCCCATAATTGCCAGCACCAAAGAAGTGAGCGTAAGATACGCCATCGTAATCAGCGATACTGGGGGCCGAATTGTGGTACTCATGGTACTCGTCGAACCAGTGCTTCGTTTGAAGATGCCCGAAGGAAATCCCGTACTTTTCTCCCTGTAGTCTTGGGTCGTGGGCGACAGCTTTTTTAATTCTATTTTCATGGTTACCCTCAAGTCCTATCCAGAAGGGACGTTTACGTTTATGATGTCTGAACTTCCACCGTAGTCTTTCTTGTGCGTCATTGTAACACTCAATATCTCTACCGTAATTCTGTGATACAATAGCCTGGGGGTATCGTGTATCGAAACTGTTGAGTGATTTAAGATCAGCACCGTCACCTAAGTCTACAACATAGTCTGGTTTCAGATCGTATATGAATGCACCTAGCCAACTGAACCTGTCGTTAGGCGTACTTGGATCAGCGTGAGCACACGTGAATACCAATACAGTCTTCTTCTTTTTAAGCATCATACATACTATTGTTACGGATAACAACACCCTCTATAGATTGTGATACTTTCTTAGCTTCTTCGTATGCCTCGTCGAAAGTATCGTATAGCATTTCTGTTTCTTCTACTGCACCATTGTACTCTGATAAGTAGACAACACAGTAAGGATTGTTACCGTTTTCATCTGCGTACTCAGGATGTTCAAATGGTTCTTGCAACACCTTGTGTAGTATGAGTTTCATTTCTTAGGTTCCTTTAACCAAGCATCAGGTATCAACCTGTCTGCATATTTAAATCCGTATCTGTCGCACCACATACCGTAAGTAGTCTTGCTACCCTTATATAGTCTAGCCTTACTATTTGTAAAGACAAACCGTATATCTAAGTCAGGGTACTGATCACGTACAGCTAAGTGTTTAGCTCTATCTGGGGAAATGAACCGCCCTTTGGTTTCGATTATGATACCGTTCTCTAGTACGAAGTCAGGTGTGTATGTCTTAGTCTTAGGATCAACCCACTTAATCTTGAACTCTTCATAAGTGAACTTCACACCTTTCTTCTTTAAGAACTTAGCAGTATCTTGCTCAAGACCTGAACGATAACCTGCCCTCAGTGCTCTCTGTCTTACCTTAATCTTCATCCATAGATACCTCTGGAACTTTAGGTTCTGAGCGTACATCAACTAGGTAGACAGGGCCAGTGCTGTAAATAAACTTACGTGCTTCAGGCCAACACTGCTTCTTAAACTCACAGTAGCTACACATCATAGGCAGCTTGCTATTGGGACTCGACTTGGACTGTGGAACTTTCTTCTGTCGTTCATCAGGTATGTCACCTGCGACAAGTTCTTTAGCCTCTAGCATCTCCTGCTCTTTGGTTCTGAGTTCCTCTGTGAAGTCATAAACATCTAGGCACATGTGTCCGTTCTGTTTATCTATCGCTAAGAATGCGCCGTGTGTTTTATCTGTTACCTTGTCATCATCTTGCCCTGCATACACATAACTAGATAGCTGACTGATGTAACCGAATGGATCGTCTTGTCGTAGGTTTCCTTCCTTGAACTTCTTGAATGCGTATGGACTACAAGACTTGACATCAATAGTCATACCGTCAATCACTGCATCACGATGTCCTTTGATACCGTGTACATTCAGACGATCTTGTTGTCCTTGAACATCATGTCCTGCAGCCATTGCAATGGTCAGTGCTAGTTCCTCAATCATGTCACCATAAAAGAACTTGAACAGTGCGTTAGACTCTAGTGGCTTACCCTCTGCAGGTGTGTTGACTTTGTACCATAGCTTTCTCTTGCATGGTGTGCCGATAGAAGACAGAGATAGATAACCTCGTGGCTCCTGTGGTTTGCTGAATCTTTTGTTAGCCATCAGAGCGATGTTGTGGCCTAGAATAGAACCCTCTAATCCAGACCACCCACCGTTACCTTTGATAACCTCTTGCATATCAGCAATCAGAGTATCAATTGTTTTCATTAGAAGCCTACTGCCTCGTTCTCTTGGATGTACTCAACAAGCTCAAGAACCTTGACACCAACCAAGGATGTACGGCTGTACTGCTTACCGTCTGAGCCTGTGAAGGTAGTGACTAGGTTAGTACACTCAGCTACTGTACCGTTACCGATAACACCCATGTCTGCAGTCCAAGGGTTACCGTCCTTGTCTGTTACCTTCGGTGCTCCACCTGCTTGTGGAATCTCAGTACCGTCCTTCTTTGTAACCTTGTGTGGACGTACAAACTTTACTACAATCTCCCCATCAATCATACGATTCTGGTTAGGTTGCTTCTGAGAACCTGCGTCCTTCAGTGCTTTCATACCGTCCTTGGTGAGTACCTGGTTGACAGTGTAAGCACCGTCCGACTTTTCATACGCACCACCATACCCTGTAAGGTCACGGTTTTCCTCAGTTAGGCGAGGCCATTCGATTGCACCAGTAGTTGTTACTTCTTTGTAGATTGTTTTAGGCATTGGTTTTCCTTCTATTTTGTAGGGCCATACTTATATGTTACTATATCTGGTATGTTGTGTCAAGGGGTCAATGTGTATCTTTCCACGATTTTCCTATCGAAGATTCACCCTCTAACGGACACATAATTCCGAGATGCAAACCTGCCCATTGGATCGCATCACATTGTATCTGAGCTAGTCTCTCTGCGTCTTGATAACTCCCTCTTACTTCTGTTTGCCATTCGTCATGTACCCATGTACATATCTTAAAGTCAAGACCTTCTTGCTTTGCTTGCTCACGCCACCGTCTTGTAGCGTACTTCATCACAAGTGTCTCGCCATTCTGTAGCATACCTGCTAGTGTCTTGTGTTCGTTAGGTACTACAACCTTGCGTCCATCGTACCCTCTGAAGTATCCACGAGATGCTATCTCAGGTATAACATTCTTCTTTAGTTTAGCTAGTCCTTCGATGCTGTTAGTAAAGTTAGACACTGCTTTGTTTGCCTGACCCATACCTGTCTTCAGTATCTGTGCGATCTTTGCTGTACCTGCACCAAGTAGGAATGCATAGATGAATGTCTTAGCCATGTCTCTAGTGATATGATTCAGACCCAGAGCCTTACGATTAAGGTTGTGTATATCTGTGTCGTCTTCTTTCTTACCTTCGATAATAGCCTTAACATACTGCTTACTCTCCATGATGTCAGCAAGTATCCGAAGTTGGATTCCTGCAGCATCCGTGCCAACAAGATAGCAGCCATCAGGTGTTGTCCATAAGTCTCTAAACTGTCCATCGTAATCTGCCTTTACTTTATCTACAGCAGTCTTAGCATCACCATAATACACACTTGGTATGTTACCCATGTTAGGGTGACGGTGTGCCATGCGTCCTGTCCATGATCCTATGTGCATGAACTGACCGTGGATGCGTGTATCCCTGCTACTCTCCACTGCCTGTAGCCACTCTGTGAGTGTGCTTCTACGTCCCTCTAGGGTCAGCCACTCAGCAAGTGCCTTTGCCCCCTCTGGTGCGCTCTGAGGCAGCGTGTTGAGGTTCTCCTCTGATACTGTCCAACCATACTTCTTGTAGTACTCTAGCTTCTCTGTCTGTTCATTTCGGATAGCCTCACGGTGACCGACTGTTTTATCTACAGGATTCCAACCTGCATCCCACAATCTCTCGACTCGTTGCTTAGTAGAACCTGGGTTGAACTCTACGTAGTCGTAACACTCTAGCATATCGTCAACGATCTTTGTCTCAGGGTATGAGTTGAGTGCAGTCTCTACATTCTTGAATAGGTTACCGTCTTCCTTGACACGGTACTTGATAGTCTTGATTAGTTCAAGCTTAGGTGGGAATGCCTGATGAATACGTTCCTCTAGTTCTTGTAGTCGTTTAGTAATCTCTAGATGCAAACGATTCGCAGTTGCAATGTCGAACTCAAACCCACCCTCGTGCATCTCCTGACAGATGATTGCTACATCATGTTCGAGGCGCATAGACTGTGACCAATCCTTGTCCTTGATCTGCTTAGAGAAGTGATCGAATAGTTTCTCTGTTACCTCAACGTCACGGTGACAGTAGTCTAACATCTCTTGTGTTAGGCCACCCTCGAAGTCCTTGAAGTTATCCTTAGGGAAGCCTAGCTTCTCACCCCATGTACCTAGACTGTGTGATCCGATACCGAAGTCAACAAGCATAGACACAACCAAGGTATCTACAATCTTCTGCATGTCGATGACTTGTCCTACAATCCTGTTGATTACAGGCGCATCGAAGTTAATGAAGTTGTGACCAACCCAACGTGTGACACCCTTGGCGTACTGCTTGAACCGATCACGTTCCTCTTCGTTCTCATGTAGGTTGACGAACTGGTGTGTCTTACCTGACTCTTTCTCTTTCACACAGATACACCATAACTTGTCAGGGGTCAGGCTTTCTGTCTCTATGTCTGCGAATACTATCATTCAATTCTCCTATCCAGTGCGTCACATCATCATATGGGTTAGCTCCATCGTCCTCTATCTTCTGAGAGTTTGAAGCTTGCCTCGTCGAATCTGAGCTTCCCTGCGAATCCTGTTTTACCTGCAGGTCTGTTCTTGACGAGGAGTAGTTTCGTTGTGTTCCTTTCATCACGATCCTCTGCCATCTTATCACGTTCTAGTTTCACTACAACAGATGCACGTTTCGCAATGGTTCTGCAATCTCGTACCTGTCCATCATCATTCTCATGGGCGATGGTTACGATACCCACGTTTAGTTCAGAGGCAATGCGAGATAGCTGTACTGACAAGGCAGACAACCATTTCTCTACTGACTCCTCACCCTTACGAGAGTAGGCTAAGTCTTGTATCGGTTCAAAGAATACATAGTCTACTCCACATGCCTCACGGAAATACCTGATCTTTTCTAGTATGTCCATAGGGTCTTCGTCTACTGCGATCTGGAACTGGAACAGGCGTTCATCTTGTGATAGTTCGATGATAGCTTGCTTGACTTCCTCTTCCATATCGTGTTCTTCTATCAAGTCTTTGCGTGTCAGGTTCATGTTCAAGTGATACGACACTAGACCTAACACACTTCGCTTCTCTGTTTCTTCGAGGTGACAGATAGCAATGCTTGTATCCTTGTGCTCAGTCAGTACGTGGTACTCTAGGTAGCGCATGAACTCTGTCTTACCGATACCTTCGGGTGCTTGGAACACAGTGAAGTGTCCTTGCATCAGACCAAGTGCAACATCATCGAAGGATTCGATACCTGTCGATACGTACACTGCATCGTCTTGCTTCTCGAACAACTCAAGGAACTGTTCAGGTGTGCTACGAATGTTGTCAGGTGTGTACCGTTTAGCATTGTAGAATGCAGCAGCGTAGCTAGGTTTAGCACCTGCTTCTAGGAACTCGTTAGCATCCTTGAACTTATCGTGTATGATCTGGAATGTTTTCTTCGGAAACAGTGCGCCGATCTTGGTAGCCAATGCACGTCCTGCCTCGTCGTTATCTACTGACAACACAATCCTGTCGAAGCTATCTATCCACTCCTTTGCTTTACCCTGCCATAGTTTCTGGTTAGGTGTAGCACTAGGCACGGACACACAAGGGTACTTCTTGTCTAGCATCTGGAAGGCAGACATAGCATCTAGCTCACCCTCGCAGATCACGATAGACCTAGCTGACCCTGCGTTGAACTTATCCATACCGAATAGTTCATCAGTCTTGAAGCCCTTGTCTGTCTTGAATCCTTTCTCCTTGGTGTTACGTACCTTACGGAATCCTGATGGGTACTTGTACACCTGATTGAATCCGAATGTCTGTACATCATAGAACTCCATAACATCCTTACGCACACCACGGTAAGCCTCGTAGTCACCAAGACCTTCGATCTCTGTGGTCTTGATTGTCTTTACTGATACTTGTTTTAGTTCTTGCAATGGATAAGTCTCCTTCGCCCAGGGTTTCAGGCTCATACCTTTACTTGGGTAGCCACGGTCACAACTATGGCAGTACCCTGTCATCTTCTCTGTGTTGTACGCAAAGGCATCTGAACTATCACAGTCTGCATGTGGGCAGGGTTGATGTGTTACTTCTCTAGCACTATGCATCATTCATACTCCGTCAATTCCATCTTGCTTTCTATCCAATCATATACTTCTTGAATATCTAACTCTGCTGCTGCACAGTAAATGACTAGCTTTAGTCCTTCTTCTTGTATAAGCTTGGCACAATTAGCATTAAGATGAAACTGGTAGGTTGCGCTACCATCCTCTTGTGCTTCCACTCTTTCTACCCCAATCATTTCTTTATCATCCATGTCTTAGTGCGCTCCATGATACAGGGAACAGACGTTCCATCTCTTCGTCGATAGCATCAGCTACAATGCGTGACTCTCGTTGCGTGTCGTCAGTGCATCGTAGGTTACACATATCAACGAATGCGTCAAGACTACCTGACCAATACCACTCTGTCATCATAGACTGAGGCAAGTTCATACGTGCTTGTTCTGGTGACACACCTTCGTCTAGCTGTTGTTTGTATAGCTTTAGCATTACGTTGTTGTGATACTCTACGTTAGCGTTAGTCTTTACTTCACCCTCACTACCTTGCTTCTTATCTGCACTACGTCCACGCCATACATCAGGTACGTAGAACTCAGGCTCACTATCGACATACCGCCTCGACACCTCGTTCCAACGTAGGAACTTATGCTTGACTAGTTGACGTGCTACAAACACAGGTGCTTTCACGTGAAAGGATGCGAAGCAATGTCCGAATGGACTGATGTGTTTGTGCTTTGCAAGGTACTTGATCAGCTTATCATCCTTGAACTGTAGTACCTTCGGCTCACCCATGTGTACCCTGGGCATGTAGTCTGACTTCTTACCGAAGCTAACACGTGCAGCGTTGACTACAGTCAAGTCATCACCCATGTGATTGATATAGGTTACCTCAATCATTATCATCTCCAGTTAAATTAAGAAGTAGGTGGGATGACTGCTTCAATGCCTATTGGCTCCACACCCATCCCTAACGCTCTCCTACTGAACGGCTTACTTGCTTCGACTGTTTTGTTATGCGAGTTACCACACTTCTTCATCAAGACCCGTAAACTTGACTAGCCATTAACCACATGGCACGTCCTAATTCATTTTACAGCCACCTCTAAACATACAACTGCTTCGCCTTTGTGTGTGACTAACACCTGTGCTTCATCCAACGCTTGTATGCATTCATCTTTCTTCGGGAAAGATTTAATCTGATAGTACTCTACACCCTGACTGTTGGTTATCTGAAACCAAACCAATACCCATATCATTGCTTACCACCTTTGAATCTGTGCTTGAAGAACACGATAGTATTCAAGCCAGTGTTAATTGTTACCATCAACAGTATCCACCACTGCCACCATACTAATCCACCTACTTCAAACATCCTCGTCCTTTCCTTTGTGTTTCTTTTTCCTAAATGGTTTAGGTTTCTTCTTATCTGGTATGACTTGCTGCTTGTACTTAGGTTGCCTCAAGTCTTTAGCCATTGGATTAGAACGTGATGTTACCGTCTTCATCGTATGGACTCCTGAAGTATCCCTTCATCATACATTCCTGGCGAGGATCGAAGTCATCGTCGTCATCCTCTAAGTCTAAATCTACTGGTGTCATCACACCAATCTCACGCATAAAAATTTCTAGTTCTGTGTTCATGTTCATACTCCTCATACTTATACGTTACTACGAATAGGGCTGTGTGTCAACTGCAAAAGCGAACTACTCTTTGTACTTTTCTTTTACGTTGAACAAAGATTCCAACTCACCTTGCACATCATCAATCTTGAACGCACGGTACAGATCATCCAACCCATACTTGTTGTAGATCGTTACGTTGATCTCGTCCTTGCACATGGTACAGTAGTACCGATCCATGTTCACGTCTTTGAACGTGGCATCTTTTCTATCACAACAAAAACATCTCATGTCCTGCCCTTTCTTTTAGTAATGTGTATAAAGTATTACTATACTTATAACACAGATTCTTTAAGTATTATAGATAGGGTATCACAAATCCTTCTCTTTGTCAAGTGCATCTTGCATGTGTGCATGATACCCCATCTCGAAACCTGTCCAGAAGTTAGAGTTGATAACCTTGTTGTCGATCTGCTCAGAGTCCTTGCGCCCCACCAGGAATCCCAGTGCAAACGCTAGACCAACCAGTGCTACCAACCATCCATCAAGCGTCAACGTACTGCTCCTTCAGGTTGTACATGAAAGCATTGACGACACCGTGGAACATCTTGTCTCTGATCTTCAACTGTACTATCTCTAGCTTCTCACGTGCTTCTCTTACATTAAGTTTCTCTGTTATCACCCTGAATGTATTGTCTTCTAGTTCAGCGATGATTACGTATGCGTCTGGTTTGTTATCCATGTTACCTTCCTTTGCTTAAGCGAATGCTAGTAGTATCATTACAACCATAGATAAAGTCAGTGCTCTGCCTACGATCATTACGTATTGTGGTGGTAGCGGTATCGCTATGTACAGTGACAGTGCTACCAACCATGCAAGTAAACCCATTAGTCGTCGTCACCCCAATCCTTTGTTACTGTGCAGTTATTCCAACCATCATCGTATGCGTCGATCTCCTCTTTTGTCATGCGTTCCATTGTTACAACACGTGATCCTAAACTGTCAAGCCATAGGTTAGGTCTAGCTCTACGTCCGTAGTATCTATCAGCGTGACCTCTGTCGTATGCAGATTCTAGTCTGTCCATTGCCATTGCGTTTACTTTACCCATGTTATTTCCTTCCGATATAAGATTCAATTAACCATGCTAGAATATAGCAACAGATTAGTATTGTCAAGAGAAAAATTCCTATTGTCATACTGAGTTCCATTCGAATACTGCACGTGCAAACCCACGTGGTGTTGCTGATCTGATGTTCTTAGTCTTCATACTCTTACCACCTAGCTTGAGGTGTTGTCTACTGTGTCCTTCTTCGGGTTCGACAGGATCAGTCCAAGGCATAGTAAATCCACCACCTGTCCACAAGCATGTCTTCTTAGGGTATGCGTCACGTGGTGCGATGTAGTCAGGCCACTTCGGATGTTCTGCATCGTCCTCGTGGATGTACCCACCATATTCGTATGGATGGAAACTGTGGTCAGGTTTACGCCATAGTGTAGCCAACCTAGACACAGGATTCTCTATGAAATACGGCACACCTAGTGCATCAAACAAAGAGGCACACCACCGAGCATGATTACTTGCCCTGATCTGAAAGCCGGGATTCTCTTGCTCCTTACGTGCGAAGTGTGCCGCACCTGATACAGCTAGATCAGTACAGACAGGGAATGCCATGCCAAATACTACATTTTCACTGCTGAACATACGCTGCAACTTTGTGATGTTGTCTATGTTCCACAAATCCATACCACAGTAACGAATAAAACCGCCGTTTGCATAACCTTCTACCACTGTGTCTTTGTGTTGTATATCAAAGGCATAGCAATGATATCCTGCCTCTGCCCAAGGCTTTAGTGCCTCGCCTGTGAAGTCATATAGTGATAGTACGATACCTTTAGTCATAATTATACCCTCTCGTCTGCTCTGTCTGTGTATGTGCAGTAACCTTCGTCAATCAATCGCTTGGCTGTGCGTCCATACC